TTACGTTTAAAGAGTACTTAGATTCGAAAAAACAGTTGCTAATGGCAATCAATGAACATCCTGTACAAACGGTGACATATGATATTGTATCATATTGTAAACTCGTATTGGGTGAAAGAGATGATAAACATCAAGTATCACTAAAGCCAAAACAATCAATAGTTGTCGAATGGGAATATGCAAGTGTTGATGTAACGCCAACACCAATATCGATAAAATTTGAGAATGTTAAAGACATAGATGAAGATGAAGAGTTTGTTACATATTGGACTGGTGACAAATTCAAAAAATGGTTAAACAAAAACACAAAACAACAATAAGTCAAACAATCCAAAATTCCCGCCCATTCTACTCGCATCATAAATACTCTAAATGTCATAAAGGAGAGACTCAGTGAGTACTTTAGGTTTTTATTCAGATGCCCCAAATAAAATTCAGCACGAAGGTAGTGAAATCACAATCAAGTTTGAAAAAACAAGTGATACTACTGCACGTATATCATGGACATTACCAAAAGCATCTCCTGGATGCAGCATTGCTGATGCGGCGTATAATGGCATAGTAATTGTACTAGATACAGTAGCGATAGATCAACAACGTACCGTGACAAATGGTGTTTATTATACTGGTGACCCGACAGCTGATACAAATCTGTTTGCAGGTGATAAGATAGATACAGCAATGGTAGTAGGAGCTTTTTATGATGATAAAACCACTACTTATGTAGATATAACTGGTATTAAAAATAATACACCATACTACGTTGCTGGTTTTGCTGTGGATAACGTATGTCAATATCATCTCGAGGGAGTTCATTCATACTCCCAACATTACGGTACACCAGGCACTGAGGATACTGCAGGTTATCAACTCATAAATTATGGTATCAATGGTGCTGATCCAACAGGGTTGATACCTACGCTAACATATAGCTTTCGATTGGTATTAGATGGTTTATATCAACTTGATTTGAATACAGGCAATGCTGTTGTTACTGTCCCAGGTAAAACCTACGATATCAACGTATTGGGTAGTAATGCAGCAACATTCGATGATTTATTAGCTAATTTAAATTACCAACTAGCTGCGCTCAATAATCCATATCAAGGCTCTGTGCCGCCGAATACTAACGGGTATTACTACAATACAACAACTAAACAGTTGTACCAATGGGATGGATACAAGTACACATCATTAAATCCAATCGTAAGTGCGACCACACCAACGACGCCAAATAATGGTGACTATTGGTATGAACAAGATACAAATACCTTATATCAGTGGAATGGGTCGAGCTGGGATGCAATTCAAGCCATATCTTATAAAAAGGAACCAAATCAAGTATCATGTGATGAATTTTGGTTTGATGGTACAAAAGCATATTTGTGGGATGGTTCTGTATGGATACCACTCAATACATACATACAAGAAATGGATCCAGCAGGTACACCAAAACTAGCATGTAACTCCTATTGGTTTGACGAATCAACAAACACACTATCTTATTGGAAGGATTTTACTGGTACATGTAATACAGGTGATGTTACATCTGGTGCTTGGGAAAGTACTATGGCTATATTGTGGCCAACAGATCCACGAGTCCCCGTAACTAACGAATACTGGTATGATGAAACATCTGGATCCATTAACCAGTGGAATGGCACTTCTTGGGTTAAGCTCACTACCGCATTTTCCATATCTACTACTGCACCGACATTACCAGCTATAAACTTTGCCTGGTATAACCCAACAACAGAAATCCTATTAGTATGGAATGGTGTTGATTGGGTAGATACCCCTATAATATTATGGGTTAGAGATCCTTTAGTTACTAATGCAGGCGAACTATGGTGGGATACAACTACAGACTTATTGTACATATGGGATATATTAACATCATCATGGGTAAGCGTAAGTAATTTCACTATATCCTCTACAAATCCAGCCAATGCTATTGCGATGACTGTGGATGATGCGTGGTATGTTCCATCTACAAAACAATTGTCTCGTTGGGATGGATCGCAGTGGTGCCAAGTTGACTATATAAATTGGTCTACGAATCCTATTTTACCAACAACTGGGGAGTATTATTATAATACTACAAGTAACCAGTGGTTTATGTACAATGGAACTGTATGGGTTGCTATCAATTACATTGAATATAATACGTCCCCTACAAGTCCTACATTGGGGGGTTATTGGTTTAACTCATCGACCAATTCCCTAAATCAATGGAATGGATCTAGTTGGGTTACTTTAATGTATTCAGTAAACTCACTTACACCAACGGTTGGGACTAATTGGTATAATACTACAGACAGTACCTTATATAAATGGGATGGGAAATGGGTTTCTATTGTTCCTCCTGCTTATGCAGTTATGGACAGTGGAAATATTGCTATATTTAGTGGAACTAGAGGTGGATTATCCAGTGTTTATATAACAGATGGTAATTATGTTCAACCGCCATTTCCTTATGGTCTATTTGGATCTACTATTCCAACTGGAAAAATATTAACGCCGGTTAATGGTGGAGATGGTGTGGAAACATATCCCACATGGTCACTACAAGGTATTGGGACTGATGGGTCATCTGATGAACGTCGAGATATGGTAGAGTCTATTTTGTTAGAATTGGGTTATCCAACAGTTCAAGTTGAACTAACTAAAGAACAATTAGATTTTTGTATTGATCAAGCGTTGCAGACACTACGTAGATCTAGCTCATCTGCATACGAGCGGGTATTTTTCTTTTTAGATTTGTGGCCAGGACAACAACATTACATATTATCGGATAAATTAGTAGGTTTTAATAAAGTAGTGAATGTTATGGGATTGCATAGAATGACAGCATCATTTTTGGGTGCTGCAGAAGGACAGGGTGTGTATGGTCAAGTAATGCTGCAACAATTATACAATATGGGAACATTTGATCTAGTTTCTTATCATATAATGAATGAGTATGTCGAATTGATGGAAAAATTGTTTGCATCCAACTTAATGTATAAGTGGAATGAACGAAAGCGTCAGTTGAGTTTAATGCAAACCATTTGGCGCAATGAAAGAGTTTTACTTGACGCTACTATAGAACGTACTGAGCAGGATATTTTAGGGGATCGGATGCTTAATAATTGGATCCAAACATGGGCTACAGCGGAAGCTAGAATGATTTTGGCTGAAATCCGTGGAAAATTTCAAACATTACCTGGTGCTGGAGGCGGGATATCTTTAAATGCACAAGATTTGCGAGCGCAGGCGGATAAAGATTTCGAGAGATGTTTATTGGAGTTGGATGAGTTTATCGCAACCGACATAGAGGAGTATGGGTTAGGCAGCACGATTATAATGGGCTGATGTAGAAGTGAAAAAATTAACAAACATACAGAACTTAATTAATGAAAGTACATAATGGCAACAGATTGTAATAAAGATTTTACTTCCACAAACTGCAACAACGAACAAGTATGTTCTCCATTCAGTTTGGGTAGCGATCCAGCAAATTGCTTGATGGCTGGGTTCGTGGCAGAACATTTAAATATCGGGGCAGCGCCTATAAATGTATTTAAACTATTAGGTATTCACGAACAAGGACGCTTAATCGATCTTACAGGAAAGGGAACTGCTGTTTCTAGTGGGGAATATCCACAATTTCCTGCTAGTAACGCGTTTGCTAATAATACTGCAGAATGGAGATCTACTCAAAAAGGCAATCTTGTTACACAACATGCGTATATTGGATACGACTTTGGTCCTATATTATTGGATAACGGAAGATTGAGATATGGTATAGAGACAGAAGTAAGACAACACATCACCACTATCAAAATACGCCAGGCTTGTGTACAAAAGAACCGAGTCACCAAAGTAAGAGTCGAGCGTTCGGACGATAATATAACGTGGTATGGAGTAGCTATATTGACGTTACCGGATAATGAGGATACAAATCAATTATCAGTTAAACAATCAGCTGCGGCGCGGTACTGGAGACTTCGACCACTAGCGTTCAATGGTGGGCCGACAGATTTTTGGGGTGTGGTTACATTAGAATTGATAGATTATGCATCGACACAGCTATCAAACATACAAGATGATAATGGGTTTTTGGAAAATAGAGATAGGAATTATGCTAGCGAAAGTTTGATGATTAAGGGATTCTACGATTTACAGGAAGCTCCGACAGATTTATCACGTTTTGGTATTGATATGAGCCAAATTCAAGAATATACAATTAAAGTGGCGTTTGATTCGGTGGTTTCTGTTTTAGGTAGACCTATAGTTATTGGGGATATTTTAGAGATACCAAGTGAAACACAATATACACCCGAATTAGTTCCTGTTAAGAAGTACTTAGAAGTGTCAGATGTAATGTGGTCCGCTGAAGGGTTTACCCCAGGATGGAAACCAACTATACAACGGATAGTTGCTAAACCTATGATTGCAAGTCAAGAAACCCGAGATATAATCGGTGATTTAAATTTACCAAACACGACAAATGATTTTGCTCATCTAGACCAAAGTGTATTCAATACAGAATCATTATTTAGTGATCAGAAGATTGTGGCTAATACAAATACACAAGTGCCAGAGAACGGTGGTGATAGTGCGGATGTTAGACAATTTACATCTGCAGAAGTGGCGGCTGCAGCTGATCGTGGAATTAATATAAGCAAACTCAACATCAACCCACGGGCTATTTACGTCGAAGATGGTTTACCGCCTAATGGATTACCGTATACCGAAGGACCTGCATTCCCCACAAAGCCTAAAGATCTATCATACCACCGACTCACGTATGTTGGGTTAAAAGATCCAATTCCACCAAGATTGTATCGTTGGAGTGTAGCTAAAAATAATTGGATATTTGTAGAAGAAGACAAACGTATGAGATATAACGTAACCAAACCATCATTACAGGATTTTCTACAAGACCCACTTGCAATACCTGCTAGTGATGTACAAAAATAAAGGAATTTTCAATGGCAATCGATAATTATTACTACGATGAACAAATACAACGTTATATTATGCAGTTTATGGCAATATTCACTGAAATGTCCATTCGTACTGGAAAAGGTGGTGATGGTGAAATAACATCAATTAGAGTGCCTGTTCATTATGGTAGTAGAGATAGAGTTACTGCGTCGATTTTAAATGATAATACTCAAAATAACCCAATTAGATTACCGGTTATGAGTTGTTACATGAATGGTTTATCCATGGCTACAGATAGGTACAAAGGTGTTGGTACAATTCGCACGACATCATACGTACCAAGGGGTGGATTAATACCTAATGATATTACAGTGGTACACCAATATATGCCTGTACCATACATGACTAATCTAAGTTTGTCTATTTATACAAGCAATATGAGTTCTCATTTTCAAATTTTAGAACAAATTCTCGTATTATTTGATCCATCGTTGCAGATACAAACGTCTGATGGTGTATTTGATTGGGCAAAAATAACTACAGTAGAATTAAAAGATATTGCGTTTGAGGAAAACTATCCAGTTGGTGCCGATAAACGTATGATAGTGACAACTCTGAGCTTCGAAATGCCAGTATATATTGCAGCGCCAGTGCGATTAAAGAAGGATATAGTGCAAGACATTTATATGAGGATTGGTGCTGTGTCTACATTTGGTAGTGGGGATCAAGATATATTAGATCAACTAGAATCTCAAGGTTTGGATTATGAGTTAGTAGTATCAGCTAGCAGAGACTTACCTATTAGTTAACAATCTTGGTAATTTCAAATTATCACCAATGGCCCATTGGTGATAAACTATAATTATGTTAGGATATTATGCCTAAGACGTATAATGTGTTATAAAGATTAATTATTTCATTATTTTAGCAAATGTCATATCAACTTTACTTTTGGCCTGACTAACAATAGTTTTTTCATCAGCGGACATTGTGAGTATCATACTGTCGATGCTATCATAATCATATGCTACTTTTGATTTCACATACTGACTAAATGATAATACTTTAGTTTGATCATCTGATAATATTACGCCATACACTCTACGATAATTATCATTGGCGTATATGTCATCAAATGGGTCATTTGAAAATTTGATACTGTTTGTTGAGCACCAATTTCCTAATAGTTGTTGCTCATTTTCAACTTTGTCAAATGTAAAATAAACCTCTCTAGCGGAATTATCCCTAATTCCTTGTTCATTTACCATAATACAGTCTTCGCCAAGAATAGCGTGCTCAGGAAGAACTATTTCTGGACTAGGTGTTATATTATTCACTAGATATTTAGTCTTGATTGTGCCATCTATTAAATTTATTTTTTTGCCTATCAAATCTTTAAATGAATGATTAGTTAATTTGTTATTGCTAAGCAATAACCTAGTTTTAGCTATCTCAGTTGGCGTCATTTTAAAGATGTAGTATGTTAATACCATTCTTTCTGTATCAATTCCAAATAACGTAGCTCTACCTAGTTCATCAGATTCTATTGACGACATTGCTAGTTCATTAGATTCTAATATTTCTGAGCCACCAAAAATTCCATATGAATCACGGGCCTTAATGCCGTCCCGCCAGGTGTATTCTATCGGCTTAAATAATAAATCAACACCAGATATTTCATTTTTGGTGTGTTCAGTAATATGAATCCATTTATTGGAATCGAAGCTCCAAACGAAATCAAAAGACGGTATTACCTCTTTAGGTATAAATGTAACCTTACTAAGATCTCTTTCTATTTTGCCCTCAAAATTGACACCATATAAAGTCGACCATGTGTTATTAGTAGTATCTACTTTAAAAAATCCTGGGTGTAAAGGAGGAGAAAGCGTAATAGAGTTCTCAGAGTATTCACTAGAGTTACCAATATACATCCCATCATTATCATACTTATAATACATAATTTATATCCTTAGTTATAAGAACCTTTTATTTGATTCGTGTTGTTTCCACCAGTTATAGATAATCCTGCACCGTTTGTTCTTATTGAAAATCCGCCTGCACCAGCACCATAAGTATAAAAATAGGATGTGTATTGTGACTGTGAGGCGGCTCCGCCCGCTGCACCCCATGCGCCACCTGCGCCGCCATATGAATACACCGTGATGGCACCTTTACCGGAAGTATAAAATTTAGTTGTTGAGCCACTACCAGCACCTGATGTGTTACCGGATGTTGCGTACGCTACTATTGATGCTGTATACCCAGCTACGCCGCCTGCGTATGCGTAATTTCCAACGCCGCCATTCATACCCATGCCGCCACCACCGCCGGCATAATCTATCCAATTGCCATTACTATGACCGCCACCCATACCACCGCCACCACCGCCGAAAATATACCCATTAGTATTATCTATAGTTATTGGCATATTAGCGTAGATAGCGTCGCCGCCTGTTGCGCCTGCGGCACCTATTGATAATGACCCATTACCACCAGCACCATAAATATTTCCATTGTTTATGATAGTGACGGTTGACCCTGCAGCAAAACCAACTATACGAATCGCTGAACTCGTTGATGCACTAGAATAAACTATTACGCCGCCATTAATAGTCAAAGTGACATTAACTATGGATGATGGACTACCTGCGGCAGCAAAAACGTCATAATTCGCAGTATTAGCTGTTATTACTAAATTTATAGCACCTGTTCCACCATAATACTGTTTCCATACACCGCCTACGTTTACATATTCGGCGGTGACCTGTTTCCATACCCCGCCTACGTTTACATACTTATCCGTTTGTTGTTTCCACACTCCACCTACGTTTACTTGTAATGACATATTCTATATCCTTATATAACCGGAGTAAAAGTAGCAGGCCAATTAGTAGAGAAATCATAGGTTAGCGGATCAGCTGCCGCAATCATAGCAGCTTTATGAGTTTCAGCAACTGAAAAATTAGTAGCATCAAAATTACTAATGCTATTAACTATATCATATGCTAATTGTGCAGTAATAATAGCAAAGGTGTTATCCATTGTTTTCCATTGTACTGGATTACCAAATACAGTAATATTATCGGTCATTGTTCCACCTGCCATCAACATATCTCTAGCTTTATCTTTTAATCCTAAATATCTAATTCTACTATTAGCATCAGTGTTAAACCAATAAGTTCCTACTAATACACCACCATTTGACATAGCATCTCTTCTTGATTTTATTAGTGCCCATATATCATCCTGCTTTTGTGTCAACGTTCTAGTGTCAACCTTAGGACTAGCTACATATATATTATTAGTAAAATCCCAAAGCCAAGGATCGCTGGTGGGTGGAGGTGAAACCACAACTGCTGCCACTTGACTTTTAGCTTTAAAGCCGATATAATTACCAGCAGCGTCGACACCTTGCACTAAAAGATCGTCGCCAGTACTTAATGTTAGATAATTTGTAACTTCTGCAAGTTCAGATACCGATAACAAATTCTTAGTATTACCAACAAAATAAAATAAATTGTTATCATCTGGTTCGTAATACAAAGAATCATACACGAAAGTAAAACTAGGTTTTACTGCCAAGGTACCTTTGACAACGCCATTGTCCATATACCCTGTAGAATTTACCCATGTTAAAATATTGCTCATTGTCTATCTCCTATTCTTTAAATTAAGCCGCACGAACAATCCAAATATCACCATCGACACCACCGGAAGGCGCAGCAGTCGAAACAGTTTTATTAGCTCCAGCCCATTTAGTAGCGTTTGCTGATGTAGCTGTGGCAACGAATGCTGTAGTTGCTAGTGAAGTGCTATTATCGGTACTTGCAGTAGTTACGCCTGATGCAGAGCCAAGAGTTACCACACCTGTTGTAGTATTAATCATGAATGGTCTTAATGTATTGTATGTGCCCAGTGCGTCATTATTTGCTGTCATCAAAAGGTAAAAATTAGCACCATCATTTCTAGCTATAACGCTTATACCAGAAGTTCCGGAGGTACCAGGTTTAAAGCGGAAATCATTAGAGTCTATTATAACGGCACCAGTAGTTTCTAATGCACCAGATATTGTAGTAGTGTCTAAATTAACACCAGTTAATGTCTGTACTGTACTAGCTCTATTTAAAGGTATCGCTGTGGTACCTATATATAGAGTACTATTACCTAACACGGTAGACGAAATAGTTCCCGTTAGATTAGCGGCAGTTAAACTAGTTAATGAAGATCCATTACCACTATAAGTTCCTGCTATACTCAAATTACCGGCATCGGTTAAAGATAATAATGATGTGGTATATGCATTGTTCATAATGTCTAATGTGCCAGAATGAACTCGTATTGTTTTGCTAGGTGTAGTTGCTCCATCACCAGTTAATTTCAAATTTGTGCCGTTAGCACCAGTGTTATTAAGAGTAATGTCAGCAGTAGATCCAGTTGTCCCATTTGTATTCATTGAACCGTTAAAAGTATGTCCACCCGCAGCATTATAAGTCAAGGCACCTTGGCCTACTGTCGTATTACCACCATTAGCTATTATTCGTGAGTCGTAATCTATGTTATTACCAGATGAGTGGAAATCAACGAATGGTGCAGATGTAGCAGTAGTTATCCCAAGTTCTATCAAAGGACCGTAAAAACCAACGTTGTTAGTAAGAGCGCCAGTCATAGTATCGCCAGCTTTGTTTACTGGAGTATAACCAAGCGCAGATTGTGCATCAGTAATGCCATAACCAGCTAAAGTCGTTGGATTTGTACCGGCAGTTATTCTACCATAACTATCTGTGGTTACTGATTTGTAAGTTCCGGCTGTGCCTAACTTAGTTAATGAAAGCTGTGCATTTGTTAATGTAGATGAATTAACTCCATCTACTGTATTCATTAAACCACCAGTCACATAAACGTCAACACCAACTTCATCAGTCGGTAATTGAGCAATACCTGCACCTAAATTAACGTCAATTTGATTACCAGTTTTAAATAGACCAATACCTGCTGTTATTTGACCGGTACCGGTGAATTGTACCCAAGCAAGACCAGAAAATACATAGCCGGTTTCGTCAGTTTTATTAAAAACTGCATTGCCATCTACAGGAGTATAACCTGAGTCGTAAGCTGTCCCGGAGTATGTATATATTTTGTTGTCAGTTGTATCTAATACTCTGGTTCCGCTAACCGGAGATAGAAATGTGGTATGATTCGCTAATACTGCATCGACTGGACTTAACCAACTCAAACCTGACACCAATGAATCAACATAATTTTTTGTTGCTACGTCTGTTGCATTAACAGGAGAACCAACACTTTGTATTTGTGAGCCACCCATTACTAAATTGCCGGTCATCGAATCACCAGCTTTGTCAACTTTTAATGCATCTGCTGCTATCCTTGCCGTGGCTTCATTAGATACGCTAGTTGTTATTGTTGCTTCCGTAGAGTCAACATACTGTTTAGTAGCTGCGCCTAATGCTAATGTCGGATCACCTGATAGTACCAACAAACCGGTCATAGTATCACCAGCTATATTAACTTTTAATGCATCTGCAGCAGTTCTATTTGTTACTTCTGCTGCTAAATTAGTTGTTAGTGTGGTTTCCGCAGCTTCTGCTCTAGTAATTTCTGCATTTAATGATGATACAGTCGATACGACAGAAGGATCGAGTGATAATGTAATATCACCTATGGTACCACCGCCTAGTAATCCATTTCCAGCGATTACACTAGTAATATCACCTGATTGCCATGCTGTACCATCGAATACATATAACCCTATAGCCAGTGACCCAGATGCTGCATTAAGATAAAAAACCCTACCTTGGTTTGGGTTTGATGGAAATGTGGGTCCCAACTCTATGTTTAAATTCAATAGTGACCTAGTGTTTGATAATGATAAACCATCTGCAAGCATCGTACTCTCCTAATAATTTCTTTACTCATATTTATGTAAGCGTATCCGATATAGTTATAATATAACCACAAAATACCAATAAAAATAATAAAGTATGAAACTACAACAGATTAGATTTCTATTATTGTTACCATTGATGTAATTATTGATATTATCTACAGATATTTACTAAAATTTGACTCGGTGAAGTTGGTTAATTTTGTGGTTTTTATAAAACACCATAATTATTAACTAAAATAAACACTTTGTTATAAATACTTTATAATTAAGTCAACCTATTAGAGGAGTAATATTCATGGCTACATTGGTATCCCCCGGAGTTAGTGTCACAGTCACTAACGAATCATTTTTCATTCCAGCCAGCGCATCCACCGTACCACTGTTTTTTATTGCAACGGCAGATGAAAAAATAAACACTGCAACTGGACTTCCATATGAAGGGACTACTGAGCATGATGTGATTCGTACAATTACATCAGCAAATCAGTTGTACAGTCTTTATGGTTCACCGATTTTCTGGAAAGATTATCAAGGCAACCCACAACATGGTGATGCTCGAAATGAGTACGGTCTTATGGCTGTGTTTGAATTTTTGGGTATTGGTAATAGAGCATTTGTTGTTAGATCAAATGTGAATTTGGATGATGACCGTAATAGTATCCTGGCTTTATGGAACCGCAAAACCATTGATGCTATTTCGGGAGCTGGTGCACTGTTGGAACAAATCACAGCTAATCGAATTGCAGAATATAATACAGTAAATCAATACATTCCAAGCAATCCATTATATAAAACAACCGTAACAGAATCTGAATTGAAGTCGGATGTTAATACAGCAATGCAGATGGTATATGATATGTATTCATTTGCTAGAATAGTTGTTCGTGATAACTCAGGCATAATTACTAATAATTGGTTTGAGTATGATTTTACTGCAAGTCCACAACTTGTGTACGCAAATGGATATGATCAACCATCATCAGGTTCGTTTATCGGTATTGCTGGTATGACTGCTGATTGGGTCACCACTAGTTCCGGTTCTGTAGTACCAACTGAATGGACGCCTGCTGAAGCAGCTCAATTATTGGTAGATGCAGCTACAGATTTCCGCTATACGGTTGAGTTTTTAAATATCACAAGTCTTGGTGCTAATGATGCTGCTCGTAGGTTAGCTATAGTAACTGCATTACAAGCTACCGTCGGAAGTAACCAATCAGTTAGAGCCGAAAATTTTGAATATAACCTGATTGTGTGTCCTGGATATCATGAGTTGGTAGATGAACTTAATACATTGAGTGTTGATATCATGGAAGAAGCCTTAGTAATTGGAGATACTCCAATGAATCTCGACCCTGATCAAGTAGTTGAGTGGGCTGATTCGAGTACAAGTACTCGCTTACATAGTGAGCATGTTGCATATTACTATCCTCACGGATTAACGTCTCATCCATTCACTGGCGAAAATATAGTGGTTGCAGCCAGTGGTGTTGCTTTAAGAACCTATGTGTATAGCGATAATCAATCTGATGTTTTTTGGGCGCCGGCTGGTACTCGTCGTGGTGTTGTAACTGGAATGTCTCAGATGGGGTATGTTACTGGTACATTAGGAACAGCAACTACTTTTGTTCCTGCACCACTTACAATTGGTCAGAGAGATAATATGTACAAGTATACGACAAACCTTAACCCGATTGCTAATTTGCCAGGTCGTGGTATTGTTGTTATGGGTCAAAAAACATCGGCTATTGACGCAAGTGCAATGGATCGTGTTAACGTATCCCGTTTGATTAAAATGATTAAACGTCAAATCCGTAAAAATGTTGTTAGCTTCTTATTTGAGCCGAATGACCAATTAACACGAAATAACTTAAAGGCAGTTGTTGATAGTTATCTAGGTGGTATCATGCACGCACGTGGATTATATGATTTTGCGACCGTTTGTGATGATTCTAACAACACTCCTGATAGGATTGATCGCAACGAATTATATATCGATATAGCTCTCAAACCAATGAAAGCTGTGGAATTTATATACGTTCCTATACGCATACTATCAACTGGCGCTTCAATGGGTCAGTAATCCATACTATTTTTCGGACTCATCGAAAATCCTCGCTCAGCGAGGATTTTTTTGTCTAGAAGTTATCTAACTATTTGCCTCAATAGTATATAACATATGCAGAACTATGGGTTATGTATAATTAGATAATACATAACGAAACTTTTTAATTGTATTACTTCGATCTATTAGCGATTTCAATTTTTCATTCATTTTTATAAACCTTCCATAAATACTTAAAACAAACACAATATATTTTATTATATAGGAGTATATATAACATGGCGACAATTAACGATTTTGGAATACCTGATGTTGGAACTGGAATATTACAACCAAAACTAAAAAACAAATATCGGGTGACTTTCAATGGTATAGGATATGTTCCTGCTAGTCAAGCATTATCTATACAAGCTATACAGGTTGCTCGTCCTAGCCTTTCGTTCGAAGAAGTTGAGCTACATCGTTATAACTCAAGAGCATGGGTTGCTGGTAAACACAACTGGGAAGAATGTCCTATAGTATTTGAAGATGATGTTACTGGTCAAGCAGCAACAATTATACAGCAACAATTACAAAAACAACAATGGTTAATTGGTAGCGATCCTGCTGCACAGCTATATTTAGCTACAGCTGGAAACGGTGCTGTGTATAAATTCCAAACAATCATCGAGACTTTGGATGGTAATACCCAACCACTTGAGACATGGACTCTAGAAGGTTGTTGGTTAAAGAACACAAATTGGAATGAATTAGCATATGCTGATAACGAATCTATGAAGATTAATATATCGATCAGATTTGATCACGCTCGTCAAGTTATCCATCCATATGGTGGTGGACGTCCTGGTGATAGTGGTAATGGTTATGCAACGCCTGGTGGTAGTGTTTAATAAAATACAAATATATACAGTATTCATCAAACAAAAGGGCCTTGGATGGCCTTTTTGTTTGACCAAAACAAACATAAATACAAATATAATAAGTATGTACAATTATTGGGAGTGGTTACATGTCGCTAGAAGATTTATTTGGAAGTGCCACGCAAGGTGCTCAAAGCACTATAGGTAGTGCTGTTGACAGGCAAGTTCACGGTATTGTTAGCAGAGGGGTGCATGCTGTAACCGGAAAATTCAATAATTCGATACAATCAGGATTGTCTAGATTTGTTAGCAAAGGCAGTCAACAAATATTAAGTGCGTTAGGTATTCCAGCGAGTGCATTACCAGAATTGAGTAATATTAGCGGTGCCATTGTCAGTGCTGGAGTAGATGCTGCTAATAAAATATTTCAAGGTATTTTGAGTGGGGATGTTACTCAAAAGAGTGTTAATTCATTATCATCGTTAGATGTCGCAAAAGCGGCTGCGTTGAATAATAACGCTACTGCTAGTCAAATGTTATCATTAGGAAGTTTGGTTAACATATCACAGTTACAGGGGGCTAGTTCAATATCTAGTGTATCCGGTTTACGGACTGGTGCTAATGGTCAGGCAGAAAAAATTAAACCGGTTAAGGCTTATGCTGATGATTTATTTTTGCATGCCCCAAAATACAAATTTTTGTATGTGGTTGAGTTCAAATTTAATGGTGGTATATCGGGAAAGGAATTCAAAAACGATTTTGCATTTCTGATTAAACAATTTGATAGACCCAATATATCCATTCAGCATGATGACGTCAATATGTATGGATACCGTACAAAAATACCAAAATCTACCACATATGAACCCATAACAATACAAATTCATGATGATATCCACAATAAATCGATGAATTTTTTCACATCATACTTACGAGCAGTTAGTCCGATTGCCAACGTACAAGGATCCACTGACCCACTGTCATACCAACAAATTAGTATGCAATATGATCTTACAGGCCATCATGGTACATTAGCAACTAATAACTATGCAGGCTCATTTGGTACATTGCAAACTCCCCAAGATACATCTAGCACCGAAGATTCGATGACTATTTTGAGTTCTGTTAACTTGTATCATGTATATGATTATGGTAAATTTATGAATATATATGAATTTAAAAACCCAAAAGTGATGCAAATGTCTCTAGATGCCGTTTCAATGGAAGATCCTGGATTGAGCAGTATTACATTACAGTTAGCTTATGATACAGTGTTTATAGATACTGGTGTATCTGCTAAAGGGAAAGTGCCAGATATATACGAAGATATAACTCTGCATACGCAACTGGAGGGATTAAATGCAAACGGTGAGGTACAACATAAAGATAATGAATCGCATGGTGAATCCTCTAGCAATACGACTAGTACATTTACCCCTAACCCAATATCCATTACTGGGGTTCCATCACCATCTGTTCAGTTAATACCTACTACCGTGTCTGGTACACAGCTGACGGATTACAAAACTATACCGACTACTACTGGAGGGAATTCAGTAATAACTGGTACTTTACCAAAGACATTCAATGTGTAATGGCTAATTTCAAACAAGGGTTATACACACCAACTCACCCTGAAAAATACAATGGTGATATCACAAAAATACGATATATGTCTTCATGGGAATTCCGATTTAATATATTCCTCGACAATAACCCAAATATATTAGAGTGGGCTAGCGAAGAGATTGCTATACCATATATTAAACCCACTGATGGCAAAATACATAAATACTATGTAGATTACTACATTAAGTACAAGACGCGTAGTGGTGAAATTAAAACCGAGTTGGTTGAGATAAAGCCAGCTGCACAAACTGCACCATCCAAATCACGAAATTCCAATACTAGATTATACGAAAATATAACATATGCTATCAACCAAGCAAAATGGGAAAGTGCTAAGCGATTTGCTGAACAACGAGGGTGGACATTCCGTATTATTACCGAACAACAATTATTTAAATAAAAATAATAGATTTATATCAAAAATCCAACGAAGTTCATAATAATAGTTACGATTATTCTAAAAACTGTTTACTTAAAATCCAACCAAAAAGTAATCACTACTTGTAATGCGCATGGATTTTCATATCATTCATATAGGCTTGACAATAATAACATGTACCCATGCAGAGCTTGTGGTATATTAGAAAGAATTAACAAGTTAACTAAACCTGTGCAACAATACACAAATCACACAAAAGCAATCCATGGAGGAATTTATGATTATTCGATTAAGAATGATCAGATATATACAATATGTAAAGAACACGGATGATTTTTATTAGGCTGTTATTACGATTTCCCTATACAGATATAGATAAATTCGAACCTTTAGTACACGAATTAATTGAAGCGTATAAATAAGCACACATACAATATTCATCAAGGATAGTGAAAATGAAAATTATTTCATCAGAAGATTATATAGAACATCCTATGGAGGATGTGTTTGATATTGAGCCTGGTACCACAGTCATTACCCGAGAAGAATTTCAAACAACAGAACTTGTTGCACCTGAAGATTACGATGATAAAGATACAGAAATCGATGAACAGCTCCAATCTATATACGATGCTGCTATGACTGCATTTGCAGATCAGTCTGGACTGCTATATACTGGTGATCCAAAATTCAATGCTCGTAATATGGAAGTAGCTAATGCATTTCTGAATACAGCTTTAGCAGCAGTAAGTGCCAAATCCAATTCTAAACAACATAAAGACAAAATGAAAAAGGCTGAGGGGCCAAAGACAGTTAATAACAATTTGATTATGGACCGTAATGTATTGTTAAAAATGCTAAAAGAACAGAATAGCTAAAGGTGTGACAAAAAATTTGTAGTATAAATAACCACATTAAACAAGGAGTAATATAATGGCGGTTAAAAATCCACGCATTAAACGCGCCCACGAGGAGATGGAATACACACCTGAACAGGTGAAAGAATTAATCAAGTGCTCACAAGATCCAATATACTTCATCGAAAATTATGTAATGATTCAACACCCTATAAAAGGGGCTATCAAATTTGAATTGTATGATTATCAACGAACGTTAATCTATAATTATCAACACAACCGATACAATATCGTACTATCCGCCAGACAGACTGGTAAATCTA